CAGAAGACTTAACCAGTGCAGGAAGGTCTTTGGCGTATTCATAAGGACCATATCCTGTCGACACTATTCTCGAAAGAAATCCTCCTCTTGAACCTATTTGTCCAAATGGAGCCTGCTTAATGTTGTCTCCTGTGTGGATTCGCAAAGCAGGGCTACCGGGAACTTCATCGACCCTAAGTGACATTGCTACTCTTGAGTAAATGTTTCTTGCTCCTGTTGCAGGAATCATTTCTCTTCGCAAAGCACCCGCCATATCGTAAAGGTTTTCTCTCGCTTCGTGAACTGCTCCTTCTGCATAAGCCTTAAGCAAATCACGGACATACTGGTCTCCGTTAATCCCTACTGAATCTAAGGCTCGTTTGTAATTCTCTGCATCCCAATCAATACGGAATTGCGATTGAATAGCACCGTAAGAACTGTCTCTCCTTCCTTTGAATAACGAGTACCCGTCTCCGTATGTAGTGTTGCCATACCTTCTCGGACCACCTTTCTGTCCGACTTGTCGAGGACCACCCCAACCATATCGGAGTTGCCCCCTTACAACAGCCATAATCACACCTGTCCAAGATGAGCAAGACGGACAAGACAGTGCTTGCCTCTATCTAAGAGGCTACTTCCTCGCAAATTACCACTGTTTTGCAAAGTGGCTTCGTCTTCGAGATAAAGTCCTGCGGCCATATCAGCACAGATTTCTTTAACGACATGAGCATACATTCCTTCTTGCACTTTGCTATTGTTAGTGTGAGTGAAAGAAATACCCGTACAGCCTGTAAGGTCATTGGATGATTTGCCCGTCCAAGAAAATGAATCGCCTGCGATATTACCACTACCCGAACTGCTAAACGACGAAGCATCATTAAGTGTGATTGTAGTTGCGCCTACGGTTATTGCTCCATCGAGTGTGCTTGCTTGCGATTCTTTGCTCGGCTCATCTCGTCCGTAGTCCAAAAAGCATTGGTCAATTTGAATAGCGGCTCTGCGAATACAGTTCTCAATACGACTTTCAGCGCGTGTTCGCTGTGAACTATCGAGACCAATGCGGGAACCCACATCAGCGACTTCGCAATAAGCGTGACTCATTCTAATGCACCTTTTAGATTATCAATAAGAATCGCCTTTGTGCCTTCTGCGTCGACACCATGCTTAACACATAGTTCAGCCAAGTCATTTTTCTTCATCCTCTTCATAGCAGAAAGGGAGGGAAGACTTTCTGCCTCTTCGACAAGTTGGTCAATGGAAGTCGCAAGTCCAATGGCTTCATCAAGACTGATTTCGCCATCGACTAATGCTTGTTTCCATTGTGCGTGTATTTGCTTTCCTTTTGTTAGGCCAAATCCAATCGCAAACAAAGCGATTCCACCGGCTAATGCGTATTCATTCATTTTATTCACCTTTGTAGTCAATAGACACTGCTTTTGAAAGGGGAATCACTGTAAAGTGACGCTCCTCGCCGTCTCTAAATAGACGATAGCCATGTGGTGTCTCTTCAATGTTGACATTCGTATAGCATCTTTCCGGTGGTTGATACACAATTTTACCTTTTCTTTTACTCACTTTTCTCACCTGTTATCAAGTCTTTCTTTTGCTTCTTTTCTTCTTTGTCAAGTTCTTTCGATTTAGCGTCGAACCATCCGTCTAAATATGCACATCTCGTCATCATTCAAGCCTCCTTATGTCAAGGAATGTTCGTACTTTGTGTCTTCCCTGTGGGCCGGGAATAAACCCACCGACTTCGTAGGTTGAGCCAAAGCATCTAACACTGAAAAACACACGGTCGCCAGCCATCAAGAAGGCAGTAGTAACTCCCGAAACAGTGCCGAAGTCATAACTTCGTGCCGTGTTTTCCGCCGAGAATAGGTCGCCCGACATGAATGGGTTCGTTGAGATTTGGAGCCTTATTATATCTCCCGGTCCCGTAAAATTGATGGATGCAGTAAAGTTAAGTTGGTACAGTCCGTCTGCTTGTATTTCTATGAAGTCCGGTCCTTCTATCCAATCAGTGACCGCACCCGTTTGGTATGTGCCAAAGAGGTCGTTGGGTGTGAATTGTAGCAAGACAGGGAGATTTGAACCTGTCGATACTGTTTGTTGAAGTATGTATTTCTCGTACTGACCCGTGATGGGTGTTGGTAGGGTAGCCCAAGAAAGAGTGCCAGCACCGTTGGTTTGTAGGACTTGACCGTTTGACCCATCAACTCTCGGTGCAGTACCGGGAAATGTTAGAATTTCTCTAATTACACCCCAACCATCTTGCACATCTTCCTCTCCACTACGGAAGAACAACGGTTCTTCATCAACAGAAGAAGAGTTGGTGGCAGAATTGGAAAATAACTGCCAAGCCCGATAATTCGCACTCCAACCTTTCATAGTCATAACTGAATCCCATTGGTTCGGTGAGCCTGTTATGTCGTCAGTAAAGTCAAACGAAACAGACCTTACAGGGAAGTCGTTGGGGTGGACATCCCCATCATTCCTTGAATCACGAATCGCCAACTGGTTGATACCACCATTGCTTCTCCCGCTTTGAGTGCTTGGAACTCCACCCCCTCTCGCCCATTCCTTAACCTCGGTAAAGGTGATTTTGCGATTTGTGCCGTTAGCCCCGTCATCTAAAAGAAGTAGGTCGGTATCACGAATCGCAGTGTTGGCGGGCAAGGCTGAAATGTCAATCGCACCACCTCCACCACCTGTTGCACTCAATGTTGAACCTGCTAATGATAGACCACTTCCAACGGTCAATGCTCCCAAGTCGCCGTTAGCATCAGCATGAACGATAGCATTAGTGGCATTTGTTTGTCGAATTGTCCCTGTCACATCTAATTTTGTCTGTGGGTTAGTATTGCCTACACCTATATCTTGTGCGCTTGTTACCCACATGGCATAATTCGCACCCGTTTTTATAGCGGCTACATCAACTGCCCTAAGAAATAGGTCGTCTGTTGCATAGATTGTAAGGTCATTACCTGCTCCATTTGTACCGATATTTGAACCCGAAGCCCAAGTTATATCGTTGCCGTTGGCTAAAGTCACCTGTCCCGAAAGAGCAAGTGTAGCCTCGCCTTCGACTGCGGCAATAGCGTCTGCATCTGTGTACCCCGAACCGGCTGGACCTTGTGGTCCCTGTGGACCGGCTGGTCCTGTCGGGCCTGCCGGACCTTGCGCTCCGTCTGCTCCATCGGCCCCATCTGCGCCATCAGCCCCGTCTGTACCATTAGTACCATTAGTACCTGCTGGACCTTGCGCTCCCGCCGGTCCTTGTGGGCCTTGAGGTCCAGTTGGACCTGCTGGACCCGTAGCACCTGTTTGACCTTGCGCTCCATCCGAGCCGTCTGCTCCGTCCGAGCCGTCTGCTCCATCATTTCCGTCTACACCATTAGAGCCTGCCGCTCCTGTTGGTCCCTGTGGACCCGCAGGTCCGGTAGCACCTGCCGCTCCGGTAGCACCTGCTGGTCCGGCTGGACCTTGTGCGCCATCGGCTCCATCTGCACCATCCGAGCCGTCTTGTCCGTTAGTACCTGCTGGACCCGTTGGGCCTGCTGGACCTGCTGGACCCGCAGGTCCGGCTGGTCCGGTTGCACCAGCACCAAATGTAGTATCAGTACCATTGTCGTCTGTAAATACCAATGTGTTTGGCGCAGTATTTTTAACCCAAAGAACTCCTGTTCCGGGGGTCGTGACAATGGGATGGTCTGCGCCTTCTGTAATTTTAATGCCTCTATCTACATGAAGACAGTCGCTCGCAAAAGTAAGATTAGGGTCACTTACCATAGCGTTATTACTTTCGCCATATAGAAGTCTGTTCGATTCAATTATGTCTCGTCCTGTACCGCCTGCTCTAACTCCGACAATGTCTCCTTCCTTCGGGTGATAAATGCCGTCTGCGATAGGGAAGAAGCCCCAAGTTCCTTTGATGGTAGGTCGGTTCACCAAATGAATCGCAGAGCCTCCTGCGGCCTTTAGAGAGGCTCCTACGCCTATTGTAAGGTCGTCGAGGAAAAGTCTTGATGCCTTTTCAATTTTAGCCCAAGCACCTGCTCCGTCTGTGGTGGCATAAATAGCCATTTTCTTAAATGTGAATGTAGTAATGCCGTATGTGCTTGAACCGGAAATGGGAATTGTAAATCCCGAACTCATGGCTTGAAAAGACCAAGTAGCATAACCTCCATTGAATACACTTATACTAATATCAAATTGTCTTATGTGCGCTCTCGTTAAAGAAAATACCTTTGCTTTATCGTTAGCAGAAGGGGTACTTGTTATGGGGGCAAATGTGCCACTTACTGCACTTAAAGAATACATATTAACTTCTGTTGCATTAGCAAGGCTTGGAGTAACATATTCCGGCGTAAAATTAGAAGTGTCGAGGGTAACAGCCGGATAAACACCACAGTCAAAATATACATTAGTAGTAGGTGTCGATGTAAAAGAAAATGCAAGATTTTGTCTCGCCGTTGCATTTCTAAATGGACTTTCTGCGATATAAAGTTCCACAAAACACTTATTTGATTTGTAAGGTGGAGTTCCACTAAAATTCAAAGTATAGGTTCCATTAGTCTCAAGAAGTCCTTCCTTTGCGATTTTAAGACCATTAAGTGCTAAATTATTGTCTATAATGACTAAACCTTCGGCAGTGTCTTCGATGCTAATTTCATTTACAGAAGAAATATCAAAATTACAATCTCCTACTCCTTCTCCTGTAAAAATACAGTTGTCGCTTGCGCCGGGAACTCCTGCTGGCGACCAGTTAATTGCTGTCGACGCATCACCTTGAGTCGATTTCGTCCAAGTATAATCAGTCATTTACTTCACGCCGTATCTGTTCTTGTGCTTGTTTTAGACACAACAACGGCGGAGCCACCTGCTTCTGCAATAGCGGCCATATATTCATTTGCTCGCGTTTCAAAATTTTGCAGTTGCGCCCGTATTCTTATGTCTGTTCTACGCTGTTCGGGTTCGGGTACATAGGAAGGAATAGTATCAATCATAACTCGCAAACAATCGCAAGCCACCAGCATTTTGATTGCTGATTCTTTTACTGTCTCGTCATTTCCGACATCATCGGAAAGACCGTAAAGAGTAGAGGAACGAGCCTTTTTGTTGACTTCGGCAGTACGCATAGTAAGGTATTCACTAATTGTACCTTCATTAAGACCGCGTGGGCGATTTAGCAAATCACGAATTTGACTTGTTGTCACCGTCATTCTTGCTCACCTTTTTCTTTGGACTCTTTTTCTTGGGTGCGGCTTTCTTAGGCTTTGGTTCGGGTTTAGGTTCCGAGTATTCTTCGTTTTGAGGAACATCAATTAAACAATACTTTTCATCGTAAAAGGCACGACCAAGAGGGAACATAGCCCCTGTTTTGATAAGCCTTCTTGCAAATTCACTGTTAGGAACCCACACTACCGAGCCAAAAGGAATATCAGCAGGTAGTTGCTGTCGTCCGTAAAAACGACTCTTGATTCTTCGGAAAAGGTAGCCCTTTCCATCTTCCCAAGTGCTAAATCGGTGCATCATAGCCGAGAAAGAATCCTCTTTAGGAAGAGGAAGTCCTCGGTCTTTTAGTGCCTTTGCGATTGATGCCTTACTCTTCATCCTTAATCACCTTCTTTGGGGTCGGCTTAGGTTTAGGAGTGGGGGTTGGTTTAGGTGTAACCTTGGGTTTAGGTTTTGCGAAAGAATCAGCGAGGTCTGCGGCGGCTCGTCGAGTCAAAAGACCCTTGAACTGCTCCTTTTCACTTGCGCTTAGACTGCGTCCAAGTCGCCTTTCGGCGTAGCCTACGAGAAATTCTTCGTATTCGGTCAATTAAAACACCTCCATCAAGCGGAGATGTTTGCAATCTTACAGATACGATTGTTCTTTCCGGATGCGGCTCCATCTTGCATTTCGTGAACGACGCAACCCATGTAGCCTGTGAGCATCCAATCGAAACCGACACCGGGGATTCGGGTCAATTCGGTCTCTTGGAAACCATCACCGTTGTATTGGAAGAACTCTGCGGTTTCTCCACCGGGGATGAGGAGAAGTGCAGTGTCAGCAAGTCCACTGTTTCGGGTGTAGTAGATTGTCAAGTTGCTCATTCGCTTGAGATGTTCTTCAAGAGATTCCACGACATTGCCGTAAAGAGTGGTCTGCAAAAGAACGCTTCGGTGCTTTGCAGGGACGACGAGAGCCATTGGTTCGTTTCCGGACACACGACCGTTCTCGAAGATTAGGTCCATAGCGGCAAGAATGTTTGCTTCTGCGTCTGCACCTGCGGCATCCCATTCGTTTCCACCAGCGACAGTCACAGTTTGTCCTGCGCCTGCAATGAGGGAGTCGAGGATGAGGTCGTCAATAACATCAGCCATGTTTCGGACGATAGCGAGTTGCTGTCGGTCCATGTTCTCGAAAGATTCGCCTCGGAGGAGAGTCGAGTCGAGGAAGATACATCGACCCATACCCTTCTTCAAGTGGACGGAGTAGTTGGCCGTACCAATCTTGGTTGGGTCGGCAACAGCGTTGTCAGCGAGAGGGTACGAGAAAGTACCTTCTGCACCTGTGTAGAAGGTGAACTCAAGCCATCCAACACGACGGACACCAACGATTTGAGTACCCACTGCAATAAGAGTGGATTGTAGTTGGATAAAGTCACGGAGGGTTTGTTCAAGGACTGCATCGGATTGTCCGAATGGTCCGGCGGCGGCTTCGACTGTCAAGATTTGTTCAAGTGATTTGTTCATATTTTTCAACTCCATTTATTTTTTTGCTATCAAGCGATAACGGATGCACCAGTCATCACAGGAATAAGGTCGCCATCAGCCGTAGTAGCGGTTCCTTCACCGATATACAAGCCAATTTTCTTGTTACTACCAGCAGTAGCAGTGACAAGGCCACCTGCGCCTGCATAGACAGTTAGTCCGGTAGTCCAAGTAATTCCGGTTCCGGAAGCGAGCATAAGAACGCCACCAAGAGGTCGGAAGGAAACAAGACCGCCATCCACAAGACCGGAGGAATCTCGCTCGGACTCTTCGGCAGATACGCCGAGAGCGACTTCGCCTGCGGCGGTCAAGTCGAGTTTGTTGTTGGTTCCATCGTTGGTAAGCAAGTAGCCTTGTCCAACGACAGTAAGTCCGGATTTCAAAGTTGCGTTTCGGGGGGCAGATAGGTCAGTCATTATTGTTCACCTCAAATTAAGTTGTTCTCCTTAGCCTCGGCATATAGAGGGGAGCGGAGATGTGATTCACTAACGGTCTTGTTCCAAGCGTTAGCCCACACATTGAAGCCCTTTTCGTAAATGGCTTCGGGGGTTTGTAGTTTGCGACCATTAAGGTAATTTGCGACAACTTCGCCGCTTTCCTTGACAGGTGCTTCAACAGGAGATTCGGAAGCCTTCACTGGCTTCATTTCGACGACAGGTGCTTCGACAGCGACCTTTGCTTCAAAGGAAGCAATGATTGTGCTAATGGTTTCCGAAGGAAGGTCAGTGACTCCTGCGATTCCCATTTCTGTTGCTTTTTCCACAAGAACAAGTCGGGCTTCTTCTGCCTTTGCTTCTTCTGCGGCTTTGATTGCATTTAGTTCTGCTTCCTTCTCTGCGAGGGAAGCCTTGAGTGCTTCGAGTTCTGCCGAATGGTCGACAGTTGGTTCGACGATTTCTTCGGATGCTTCAATAATTGCTTCTGTTTCGGTCATTGATTTCACCTTTCGTTGAATCTGCATAGAGTCAGTGTGAGATATAAAGGCTTCTGTGCTTTCGACAGAAAGCCCTACTTTCTCGACAGTATCAATAGTAGCCCGATTGTATGCAGGTCGATGGACGATAGCGAGGTGGTCGAAGGTAAAATCTGTTTCAAATTTCATAACCATTCGACCATCTTCTGCTTCGACCATATCATCGGGAATACCGGAACCGCCGATAGAAACGCCGTAGCCTTTTCGCAACCATAGTCCGGATTCGAGAGCCTCAAAGAGTTCCGAGCGGTACACATCTGCTTTGAAAGATACTTCCCAACTTCCATCAATGTTGTCAGTGATAGACGCTTGATTAACGATACCTACGACAGCGTCATTTACTCCGCCGTCCATGTTTCGCTTGAAGCGTCCGTTTTCGGATGGTGGATGGTTCAAGGTTAAATCAGCACCTATCATTTGAGGTACTGCGAGGTCAGCACCGGCCCTTGTGATTTCCCAACCATTCTTGTTAATTCCTTCATGGAAAGCGATACCACTAATTCGCACGATTTGTTTTCCTGTCGATGCCTCGATAATTGCTTCATCAATTTGAAAATCAATATCGAGTGTAACGGCTACCTTTCGGCACTTTCCGCCCACCATTTCTTCGCCTACTCCACAGGAGGAACCTTTGTCGTGATAAGAAGCGTCGTGAGAATCGTTCTTGTCGAACCACTGTCGGAAAGTGGCTTCATCTTTACCGGGGAAGTAAAGAGTCTTACCGTCAGCAGTCTTTTCTGTATGGAAAGTATCACCGAGACCGATTTCTTTAGCCTTTGTGCGGGCGGCGTCTTCGGTAGTGAAAATGTAGTCTTCCATACCTGCTGAAAGGAACTCTTCGTAAAATTCTTCTTCTGCCTTGAAAGTATGTCCTTTGTGTGCTTCCATGCACTGTTCTTGCGAATAACCCATTTCTTCACAACGAGACATATACTCATCGTGTGTTTCATCATCGGATGGTTTAGGTTCTGCGGCTTCGTGAGTGCAACCACAGCCACAGTCTTCTGCTACTTCGCCACAACCACCCATACCTTCAACCACTGTATCGTCTGTTTTATTAAAGTCTTCCATGCTTTCAACTTTAGAACCACTTCGCCATTGATAGCAAGACCAATAACCTGCTGTGGTTTTGTCTTTCTTGTTAGCACAATCATGTCGGTCACGGAATGCCTTTCGTCGCTTAGGGTCGTCACGCTTGATTTCCATGTTAGGGTCGCCAAATCGCACGATAATAACACGACCACTTGCGTTTTTCACATAGACTGCGAATTTCTTAGGACCGCCTTGTGTGCGGAAAGGCTTGTTTAGAGTTACCTTACGACCTTTATATTCAGCCGCCTCAAATGTCTCTCCGTCCCAATCTTCGTAGTCTTCTCCTTCTGTGGCTCCTCTTGGGTGAGACTTAGGCAGTAGGTCGTTGTCTTGCTTGTAATTTGGATTGGAAGGCCGTCCGTTTCGCAAGAGATATAGGAAGGCTTTGACGCGAGCGACTCCCCATCCACTGCGGGACATATTTGGAGCGTGTGTCCGACTAAAAGCACCAGCCCCACGACGGAAGACAGACTTAAGCCGACCCATAGTAGCCTTGCTACCCTTTCCTTTTTTAGCGACTTTAGCATTATGTTCCACCATCAATTTGCGAATACGGGATTCTGTTTCCTTACTCATTTTAATTGAGTTGTTAGGTTTTTTTGCAGACCCCGGCTTATTTTTCTTAGAACCCTTACGACGCTCACTTGGTTTAGCAGGAGTCTTACGAGGGTCTTTTTTTCCCGGTTTTCCGTATTGCAAAGCCTTTACATTTTCTTCCATCACTTATCACCTGTTTTCTTAGCCGGTTTTGTAGTAGACTTGGAGTTGTTTTCTTTATTCATCTCAATTTTTGCTCGGCGTTCTTCGGCATCCATCATGTGCTTGTGTTGTTGTTCGGCCAAAGCCATTTGACGCTCAAGTTCTGCGCGAGCCTCCATAACACGGTGTTGAGATTCAATAACAGAAGGATGAAGTTCTGTTTCAGTCTGTTGCTCTTGCTTCCATAGTTCGAGCATAGTAGCAAAGGCAGGTTGAGCAGTACCGCCGATAATAGCGATAAGTGCAATGAAACCTTCGATGTTTTCAAGAACTACATCCGGCTTGTAAATACCCATAGCCACTACTGCGCCGGAGGCCGCAAGCCATAGATACACTGCTGGAAGTGCAGTCCACTTAATCATTCTGTCGTTGACACTATCCTTTGTATGTTTTCCCATTTTACATCACCTGTATGCCTGTAAATGCTGTGACGAGAAAGGTTACTACGCCACCAAGAACTTTCTTCATGGTAGCCATATCTTTCTCTATGTGGTGGAGATGGTTGTTTTTGATTATTGAAATGTCCTGTTTCATGTCTGTAACTTCCGAAACAAGCCAATTCAACTTACCATCGGAGTCCCTACTAAGGACATCGTCCAAATCACTCTTCTCCGGCATCTTCATCATCTCCTATGTCGCTTGCTCCATCTTGACCGTTTTCGCGTGGGAGTCTACCCATAGGTTCGGGACTTGTTTCGCCACCCTTTCGTACATCTCCCTCAAGTTCTTGAGGTTCACCTACGATATGCAACGCTTGATTTAGTGTCAATATACCTGCGCCGTAGCCCATATTGGCTCTTTGCATTTTGTTCAGTCTCGTTTCTTCATCAATTGGCTCGAAATCAAGTGATGGTAGGTCGGCCATTGTGTGATTGATTCGCAGCAAATCCAAGTGTTTGCTAAACATCTTGCGAACCGCTTGGTTTAGAATAGCCTGCATCCTGCGAATTGCTTGCGAAGACCATTGGTTCGCTGTGTAAGATGCTGCGAAAGTCGAACCTTTCTCTTGCCCTGCCGCAACTCTCGGTACTTGCAATACTGCGGCTATGTCAGCATTGACATTGTCGAGGAACGAAGTAGTATCGGGAATAGCAGTCCTTTGGTCGATATGCTGAATACTGACATAATCGGGGAAGATAGGTACTTGGTCGCCACGAAGAGATTCGAGAGTAGCGACTACTTGCGACATAATGAATGAAAGTCTTTCTTTCTGTTCATTTGGGTCTTGGATGTGAGCGATAGCGGATTTGTCGATGGTAATGTATTGTTTTGTCATAGCGTCTTCAATCGCAATACGGTTGTTCATGCTATTGTATTTCGCTCGAATAGCCTGTTTTAGTGAAGTAAAGCGGGATGCGCCCCAAATACCGTATGTGACACGGCCTTCGCTGTCTGTGAACCAATTACTGCGATAGTCAGTTCGTACATGGAGAATTTCGTCGGACCTAATTTCTTCGACGGTCGATTCCCCTTCACGAAGAAAGTATCTTTCGGCGGTAATAATAGGGTTGACTTCATCAGCCACTTCGTTAATACCTCGACCATCGAGAATAGTAATTTGTTTTACAGGTAGAGATTGCAGTTGGGTTATACCCTCTCTGCTCGTACCTACATACTTGTTAATGTCATTTCCGTACACCATCATGTTTCGCATGGCGTTAATGAGAAAATCATCGAAATCAATGGTTTCTTCAATGAGAAGTCGGATTGCTTCTCGGATTCTTGCGTTTCTTGCCGCCCGATAGTCGATTGTGTAGTTATTAGCCGTTAGGCTAACTGCTCGAACTGCACCGTTGAGTTCGGGGTCCAGCCTAAGCATATCGTCGAACAACTCAAAATCATTGTCGTAATTTGTATTATCACGAAGTTGGTTCGTTTCTTCGACGATGTCTTGCATACCAGCAATCATGCTGAAAGGCCGCCTGTGTGGAACAGCGTAAGAGTAATCCGCCTTGATTTCCACCGGCTGTTCTGCGGGTTTAGATGAGAACGGCCACACCATGATAGCGTGTAGCATTCTTTTGTCTTATGAATGTAGTCATGCGGTCGGCCCGCAAAAACCGGACATTAGCAAATTGTTTAATGAATGTATTTCTTTGTAAGGCATAAAAATAATTAGAAAAGAAATAAACGAGGCACTGCTCTCAATATGACACTATTGTTTATTTATTCCTAAGAGTCTATGTTAAAATGGCCTCTCTCTATGAGAGACTATACTATATTAAAAAGTTAATCTGTATAAGGAAAGATTACAGAATAACGAGAATGACTTAGCAGTACGCTGTTTATTTCTTTGTTTATTCTGTGAACAGACTGAAAAGAAATACATTCATAAGGTAAGACTTACATGGTAAAATCATGGCGAAAGGGCTGACTAAGACGCAGAAGGACAAAAAATTTGTGAAAAGTCAAATTCACGAATTCCAAGGCGAACTACTATCGTTTGCAAAACACCTACACTCTCTCGATAACTCAAGGACCATTCAAGGCTGGCGAGGAGTGGCTTCGAGACTGAAGCAACATCAACCCGACCTCTTTGCTTGGGACGATGTAAATTACAACGATATGCTTCCTAAAGAGTGGGACGGTACTCCGACAGGTCTTGCAAAGCGAATGTACCGACAAGACCCCTCTATTTCTCTTAACGCATGGCGTATGCGTATAAACACTGCATTTAACAACGGAGCGATAACTACATCACACCGACCGGAGTTCGTTGTAGAGCATCTAAAGAAAGAAAACAAAAGCCATGAAGACCTATGGGCTGATATTGAAGCAATATCTAAGAAAGCAATCGCAAATGTCGAACACGCTCGTTGGGCTGACATACATATGCAGACCCCCGAAGATAAGTTCATTGGTATTGCATTCCAAAGCGACCAGCACATCGGTAATCCTTTCTGCGACCACGAACAATTGCGAATTGATACCGAACTCATTGCTAACAGCGAAAATGTCTTTGTGATTCATGCAGGCGACTATATCGACAACTTCATTATCGACAAGCCTCGTCCCGCTATGAAAGCGTCAATCCCTCCTTCCGTTCAATGGAAGTTGTGTGAGCATTACCTCGATATGTCCGTCGACAGTCTTATGGCTGTCGTTGCGGGTAATCACGACCTATGGACTGCTGGTATGACTGACTTCGACCCTCTAAAGCGATTTGTCGAAGAAAGAGGCGTACTTTACCACGCACACGAACTAAACCTTCGTGTGTGGGTCGCTGAAATCCCATACCACATTTCTGTACGACACAAGCGAAGAGGCAATTCAAACCTCGACCCAAGTCGTGTTATCAAAAAGATGTGGGACGATGGCGAAGCAGATTTCGATATTGGCGTAGTCGGACACCATCACACCCCACTTGTTTCCCCATTCACTAAGCATGGTCAAGAGCGTTGGGCTGTAAGACCGGGCGCATACAAGATTGTAGACTCGTTTGGCGAAATGTGTGGTTTCCCAAGAGAGAAACCTACAAGCCCTATGGTTATTCTAAACCCACACACCAAAGAGATACAAGGCTTCACAGACTTGCGAATGGGTCTTAGGACACTCGCCGCATTAAACGGAGATGAGTACGATGAAGATTTGGGCATCCAATGATAAAGAATTGCGATTTACAGAAGTCGATGAAGATTATATTGCTGTAAATGTATTTACAGATGATTTTATTATAGGTTTGATGTGTGGTCGTCGAGAAGTCGAAAAGTTGTGTTTGTCTTTAGCCGAATGGTGTGGTATTCCCCTGTTCGATAAAAACATATTAGGTGAAGAAGAATGAATAGAATCCTCACTGCTCTCAATATGGAGCGCAGTCGTACAGACATTAAGCACTTTTATGAATGGTTAGGCTACACTTGGGGTCAACACATCGGAGAATGGATGGACTTGTACGGAGACCGTCGAGACAAACAAGTTCACCGTGTCTGTGTCATTGCTCCGAGAGACCACAGCAAATCCACTACTCTTCGTGTGAAGGTACTACACCAACTACTTTTTGAAAAGTGGCGTGGTAAGCCCTTTACTATTTGGTTGTTTTCAGCAAACAAAGATTTGGCTATGAATCGTCTTGAAGAAATTCGACAAGACTTGAAGCGTCACCCCGAACTATCCCGTATGATTGATGAGAAAAGAGGCAACCGATTTGAAATTCGTCTAAACAATGGTGCTTGGATTAAGGCGACATCAGTAGGTTCCGGTATTCGTGGAGAACACCCTGCGGCAATCGCACTTGACGATGTATTGGACGACCAAAACGATATGTCTTATGATGTAGTGCAACAATGGTTTCGCAAGAAATTGACTCCTATGCTTTCCCCCGGTACTTCGATTTACTGTGTCGGCACTCCTATGTCTATGAATGACTTGTATCACACTGAAATGTTATCGAATGAATCTTGGGACAGTTGGCGTAAAGGTGCTATTGTCAATTATGACGAGTGGCGAAACGAAGAGGACACTGAAGCAAAGTGCCTTTGGCCTACTGAAAGACCATTGGAGTTTTTACTTGAACAAAGACAGGCGATTGGAGAACTTGCTTTTGCACAAGAGTACCTATGTAAGGTCGTAGACGATGATAGCGCAGTATTTCCGCAGACAATTACTCGCAAGAATATGGATATGTCGCAAGTCTTACAATCGACTTCTGTGTACGATGGCGTTTATGCTATTGGCTTTGACCCAAGTCACGGTATTGGACAGGACTATTCTGTTATGGTCGTTTTGCGAAAAGACGAAGAGGGAAACATTCACATCGTAAATGTGTGGCGCAAAAACACTTTCCCACCGGAAAAGCAAATTGATACGGTGATTGACTTCAATGGACGCTACAATCGGCCTAAATTCGCATTTGAGAGCGCAGGTTTCCAATCCCTTTACTCTTCTTTGCTAAATCAACGAGGAGTTACGCTCGACTTGAAGTTATCTAAGGTTAGCAACAGCACTTTGAAGCAAGGTCTTATGACTCGCTTGCGAAGTTGGTTTGAACAAGGCAAAATCATTGTACCTTATGGAGACGACCCTACTCGACGCATAATGAACATATTATTGGACGAATTAGAGTCCCATGTATGGAAGAACGGTAATATCCTCGATAAAGGCAAGCATAACGACATAGTAATGGCATTAGCACACGCAATTGACCTGTTTAACCTGCAAAGTAAGGGCGGAATGCCCGCAGCAGGCGCAGCAGTGTCCATGAAAGGTTGGGGAAAGAACGAAAAGCGTCAAAAGTCGTCACGCATCACTCGGAATTCGGGCAGAACGGGCAAATATCGTACTTTTTTCTAAAAAAAATAAAATTTTTCAAAAAATTTCGGAAATTTATTTGCGGTGGTAGGCGTACTCAAGGCGGCGAGTCGGCCAAATTTTGGCCCCTCTCCGTAGGAGAGGGGCCAGTCCACGATTCTTTGGAATCCTGTTCAGTATCCTTCGGATACTGA